GTTTCCCAGTCACGATCGATCGCAAATGGATCTGAGACTATACTTATCTGATTACTTGTCGTTACATTGGGGTTTATAGTGTTTGAATCTTGGAGACGCCTATTGTTACGTAGGACATCCCCATAGTATTCATGTTCAACTATTAATTCTTCGAATAACCCCGGTTCGGTTTCGTTTGTTGTTTGATAACCTATCACTCCAAAGAATTTAGCCATAATAAAACCTCGCTATTAAACTTCAGTTGCTTCTATAGCTATAGCTGAGAATGGCTTTGTTAAAGCTCCAGAACATCTAGTTTCGATTAAGTACTTTTGAGCATTGTAATCTATGTCGAAATCGTCGAACATATTAACAGCTCCACCTTTATCTGCACCAACGTTATAGTCTTTAAGGTTTACTATTAATCCCATTAACTCTCTCTTCTTACCATCAACAGTTCTTTCAGCACCTTCCATAACAGGTACAGTTATTATGTTTGAAACTCTTAATACTGTAGCTAACTTTTGAACTGAATCATATAATATTCTACCCATGTTATCTTCTAATAATAAACAATCAGTTAATATATCTTCAGTACAGTATAAGTTTGGTTGTCCAGAACCCTTATAGTTCTTTCTAGCTTTTATAGCACCTCTTATGAATGCTTTAGCTCTCACATCAGCATCATCAGTAGTTTTGAATTCTAATAATTGATTTATAGTGTATAATTCAGCATCAGTCCATACAGGTCTTATGTGATTTTCAGATATCTTATCATCAGAAGACGCTAATCTACCATCACCTATTAATATAGCTCTAGCTAACTCTTCATTTAACATCATTCTCATTTCAGCTTTTAACCAAGCAACAACATCAAAGTCTGTTATATCTATAACATCATCTCTATGTAATTTTTGCTTCTTGTAAACTGTTTGAGGATCTGTAGTTCTCTTTAATAATGAGAATACTTCTTCCTTCTTGAATTTACCTTTAGTGTAACCTAACGCTCTAGCTTCATCGCCAGTTATATCAGCATGCATAGATTTAACTCTTGAGAATGGAGTATTATGTACACCAGACATTACAGTTCCAACCCATCCCATATCTCTTCCTATGAAGTCTGGAGTGTTATTTATAGTCTTTGCTTCTGGGAATAAATATTCTATATCCTCTATACCATGTTGTAAAGCACTTTCCTTCATTGATCCAAATCTCTTAGCGTCAGCTATTATAGTTTGCATTTCTGCGTGAGTTAATACTCCTTCTTCCTGCTTCTTGTTTTCCCCATCAAATAAATTATGTTTCATATCGCCTTCTCCTCCATCGTTTTCTTTAGTATTTTCTTTATCTAATATTGAACCTATCATAGTATATACAACATCTTTTTGTTTATCACTTAAAGTGTCGAATATATCACCTATAGTCTCCTCTTTATCACCATCCGCATGGCTTATTTCTTCTTTAGACTCTTCGTCTTTGGATTCATCTTTAGATTCTTCTTTAGACTCTTCTTCTTTAGATTCTTCTTCTTTCTCACAATGCTCTAAACTTTCACCAGTATAGATTACACCATCGAAATCTGAAGCATCACTATGTTTCATGACACTATCTATGAAAGCTCCAGGATTAGCACCAGCTAACACTAAACTAACTTCCCTTATAGTACCATGCATAACAGCGTTACCTTGTTGTTTTAACTTATTAGCATATATTGAAAGTGATGTTATATCACCATGTTCAACCAACGTCTTAGCGTTTTGTCCAGCATCAGTATTATTGAATTTACAATAGGCGTAAACACCATTATCTCTATTCTCAAGTAATGCGTGACCTAGTATGTTGTTACTATCATCATGTTGATGGTTCCATACTAATGGTACAGTGTGTCCGTCGTTATGTTTGAATGCATCTTTATTTATGATTCTGCCATCAGAACATTTTATATCATTCTTAGTGGCCCAACCAGTAAAATCATACTTCATACTTTCTCCTCCTTAAGTTTCTTCATCAGGCTTTTCAACTTCATTTTGAACTGGCGGAGCCTCATTTGATTTATTAAGGTTCTTATTCCTCAACTCATCTGCCGCAGGATCTTTAGAAGGTTTCCAACCTATCATTTGTCGTATCTCATTCGAAGATGCTATCTCATTACGAGTTAACTTATCCGCTAATTCAGCTATTTCCTCAACAGAGGCTAATGCGAACTGATCTCTAAAGTACATTATACTTTGTTTTCTAGTTCTAGCTGTTTTAGTCAAGAACTTTCTTCTCATTTCATACACTATCGCAGTTATAATTGGATCTATCGTCCTATTATAATAATTAAGCATTGTTTTCTCATCCGCCGTACCATCAATTATACCAGGCGTAAGCCCTAATTGGCTATACAGCATCCCTGTTAGATACTCTACTTGTTTAAAGAGATTATTCTCAACAGGTCTATTAAGTTGTGTTATCTTTTCAGTACCATCAGTATAAGCTATACCATACTTAGAACCAGTTAACTGCATCTCGATATCTTTTCTTCGATTTTCAGCTTGTTGTTTCCTAGCTTCAGACTTAACTATATAAGGTAGTTGTATGATAAGGTCTAACTTACCAGAACTACTTTGTTCGTCAACCATATCCAATAGTTGCATCTTTCTAAGAAGACGCTTCATCGTAGAGTTTGGCGAGTTCATAACTGTGTAAAGCGGATTTTCGATTATACATGCCATACTCTTAGGTACGTCTATATCTTCTTTCAATCCAGTCTTCTCATTATACACTCTAACTCTAACATGTCTTGGTTTCCACTCCAATATCTGTCCAGTTCTAATAGACTTAATATCGAAACCACCCGACATAGTTGGATCACTTTCTGTGTCAACGGGTACTATCGCAACGGAACCCTCGTCAAGCATTGATATAACGACATCTTGTATGAAGGCCATAGCAGTTTGATCTAGGTTGGCACTCAATGATAAACATTCATTTAATCCAGACTCAATCGTTTCCAGATATCGATTATTCTCATCTAACCTAACGTGATTAATGTTTATACTAGACACATCCATTGCTATTCTGTTATAAATAGAATTTATTATAGTTTTATTACTACCTCTAATAACAGTGGTCCTATCTGGTCTATGACTACTTGAGTGTTCACCAGGTACAAATCCCATCGTCGGGTCTCTATTCGTGAATACATTCCACGCATGCTGAAGTCTTTCTCCAAACGACATTATATAATTCCCCCTCTATTAAGTTTTTAACTCCATTTTGAAGTTTAGATACACTTGTTATCCCACTTCTTATAGACGTCAAGGTAAGTTTCATTCTTATCACCATTATGTGTTACTTCGTAGTATTGACCATCCGGTAGAGTAGTCGATACTAAACACTTCCAATTCCGAAGAGTCTTGCAGAACCATACCACGTAGACATCATCTTCTGTGATTCGGAAGTCACTTGATCTATCAAGAGTATTATTAACATACTCTAATACGATTTGTTTAGCTCTTTCTTGCATATTATAAACCACCTTCATATATTATTTCAAGACCATAAGCTTTAGCTATATCATGCTCTATCTTACAACCTCTAGCATTCTCCCATCCTTTACAGAAGAATACTGTATTACATAAACTCATGTTTTCTATCGATTTAGCAAGGAAACATACTGGTATTTGTTCAACACCTCTGTCAGTCATAGACTCCTTACTATACCATTCATCAGTAAAGTATGTATTGACTATATCGTAACCCTTACCTTCTAATATCTCGATAGCTCTTTCTCTAGTTTCAACTATTTGTTCATCAGTGAAACCATTCATTGGTTGACTTAACATCGCTTTCATAATTACACCTCCTACTCGAACGCGTCTTTGTTGGCTTTATAAGCAACATACGCATCTATAAGTGCTGCGACCGGGTCGATCTTAGCATCGTTTCTTTTCTTAAGTAACTTTCTATTACCATTTGTATCTTCAAGTGTTATGGCGTTACCCATAGCGAATGACATTATTGCTTCATCGAATATTAGATTTCGCTCTTCAGAGATCTTCTTAAGCTCACCAAGTGGTACAGACTCAGTCTTAGCACCTTGTATAACTTTCTCGATTCCATAAGGACCATTCTCTTGCTCCCATCTAGTAACGAATGATTTAGCGTTATACGGGTCAAACCCAAACGTTCTAACGTCATACTCGCTATCAGCTATAAATGTATCGATATCATCATAAATTTGATCCATATCAAGGATTGTTCCATCCATAACTATCAAACTACCTTCGGCTATGAATTCATCATACTTAATCCTCATTGCTCCTGGTAATTTATGTAATGTTGTTTCGGATATGTAATTTCGAGTTTTAATACCAAACGTAAAGTCCTCTAATGGGAATAGGAATGTGAATGAGCAGAAGTCATCACCCTTAGAAAGGTCGGCCCCAAGCGAACACGGTAGTCGCCAGAAGTCTTGTCGCCTATGCGGTATCGTCTCTTCATAAGTAAAGAAGTAAGTATACCCTTCCATTGGTATGTTGAAACGTTTAGCTAATATATCATTCCTTGTCGCAGGGGCTTTCTCTGCTCTCTCTACATCCAGTTGATATGTTTCATACGTTACGGTCTTACCTATGTTTGGATTGGCCTTTATCCACATTCGTGGGTCAGACACCTCTTCTATACTATCAAGTTTGTAATACCAGATCGATACGTGTGGGTTTACATAATCACCCTTTAACATCTCCATTAACTCCATTTTGATGGTATCACCACTTCCGTTACGAACTGTTCCTTCAGAACTAATCGCTACGATTAAGTAGTCATCTAACTTGGATGCCCCTTGTTCGATGGCCCCAATTACATCTTCTCTTATATCTCCAGACAACCATTCATCGACAGTTGCTATCTTACAACGCAGACCTTGTAGTTTATTTATACTCATAGGTCTTATCTCTAACAATGAACCAGTCAGATGATTCTCTATCCCTTTCTTAGTGGATGCCAGTTTCACTCTATTTCCTGATCCGGATGTGTTTTGCATTGAACCGTCCGTTAAGAACTTGAATAGTGGACCTCTAGCTCGCGTTATAGAAGTACGTATCGGCGATACAACCTCTTCCGCTTGTTTCATTGTTGGTGCAGTTGTTATTTGATGAGTACTTGCTGTATCTACATTTAAGAAGTAGTTTTGTATAAGCGATGCATACATCGACTTAGCCCCACCTCTTGTTACTATTAAAAATTGTTTGGTGACAAGACGCTTCTTGATTTGTTTATTCTCGTAATGTCCTGACTCACCATCTTTACCTGGTACATAAACACTACGCTCAACGAAATAATACCATCCAAATATTTGTTCAGCCCATAGTTTAAATGAATCTAATAAATGTAGATCTGCACCATCAGTAAGTGTTAATTCTTTCTCACAGTATTGTATGAATCCATTGATTGCTTCAGGATCGTAGTATACGCCTGGGTTAGCTATCAAATCATCTATCCTATTCATCTCTAGAGCGATTTCTTTACATACTGGAATTTCCCCTTTTAATACAGAGTCTCTAAATCGTCCATAATATTCAGGGGTTGCGGTATTACTCAATGCCATCTTGTCAACCTCCTAAATTAACCTTTCATAGCTTTCTTTATCTCTTCTCTAAGCATTTGTGTTGCAATATTCTTACCCTCATTAATAAGTATTTGTTCAACTTGCTTACGAGCTGCACTTTTCTCAGGAGTCATCATCTTTCGATACTGTTGCTCCATCTGCATTCTATTTATTCTATCTCTTAATTGTTTATCAGACATTGTGTTAAGATCACTATTAATCTTCTCTTGTCTTTTTTGGTTTTTAGATTGGTATTTACGTTTCTTAGACACCAACCCTTGTCTATATTCACCTTTTTCATCAACTTTTTTACCTTTAGTTGTATTGTTAGACGAACTGTCAGTTGAAGCTTTTCTACCTCTAACCGAACCAGAAGACGTTGTATTAGAACCTCTTCTTCTACCCCATTTCATACCAGGTATTCCATAATGCATTAATTCATTACCATACATATCATCACCCCCTTTCAATATTAATCAAACCACGGACATTCTGTATCCGACGGTCTTTTATCTTCAGGTGGTTTAACATTCTTCTCGTGTTCAGCGTTTATCCTAAACTCCAATTCCCTAATACGATTCTCAATTGCATCTCGCACTGAACCAACCGGAGTATCAAATAACATCTTAACTTGTAGATATACATATGTCTTAACCATATTAAGATTAATCTCTTTCGAGAAGTCCTCCCACTCGTCATATTTATCTTGTATCTCAAACCCTTCCTCTGGACCAACACCCAATTGATTCAGGATTGCGAATACGGTGTTTATATGCATCATCACATCGGTATCGAAATGCGAATACGTTTCATGTATACCTAGTAACTTTTTAATACTATCTAATATACTATCCATAACCTCACCTCCAAGGACATGTGTCATTAGGAGAGCGCTCAATCACTTCATTGATATATAGTAATTGTTCGTCACCATAGTGTATTGCATCGTGTGTCTGTTTAGACACGCATATTAAGTATTCAGGATCGAGTAAGTATTCACTAGACTCCATGATATCACGCTTACTTATTGGGTTCATATGGTGTATGAATATTCTAGTGTTAATGTCGCGATCATCAACACCTAAGTCACAACCATTATCCCTTATGATAACTTCATCTCTTACTCTCTTCCATTCCTTAGACTTGTAGAACTGTTGATTCAAATATCTATCATAGCCGAATGTGTCGGTACCGACACTTCCTTGTAGTTTCAAGTAACGATAACGTTCTATGAATGATGGTATCTTTGATAATTCGGTATAAGTTTTAATACTCATAGTCGTAATCATCCTCACCTTCACTTTGATCACTCTGACCACCACTGATCGTGACTGGGAAAC